AGCAAGGGCTATATGATGCCCTCTCTGCAAGAAAGAGATACTAACATTACCCTATATGGGACAAAAGATTTTTCTAAAGAGGGAATTCTTAAAAATTCTAATGATTTAAACAATCTTACCAACATTGTAAGCATTTCTTCTCAAGACAACGAGGTTTTTAATGACGGAACTATTACATACTCTACAAGATACATTCAAAAGTCCTTTAGCTCTATTAGACAGGCAAGTCTTTTAGAAAGAGATAAAACTTGGATATACAAGCCTGCATTACTTTGGGAGGTTGCCCCAACCGATAACTTGAGATCCGTAAACGAAGAGGTTGGCCAACAATCTTCTTATGTTTTAAGTGCAATACCGTTAAATTCAGACCTGGCGTCAACTCTACCGGAGGTTTTTAACCACAACATTCAAAATAACATTATGGATTTTGGCGAGGGTATTTATTGGCTTACCAGATACAACGGTTACTTCTACGCTAACGGAGAAATTATAAAATATGATGCTGTACAATATAACATTCCAGGACTGTCTTCTATTGAACAGGATGTGGAAAACGGAGACAACGTTTGGATTAGCAGCGTAAAAGAGTATCAAAAATATTTTTCTAAAATACCCTTCAATGGCAAGATGTATCCAACAGGACTTGTTCGTATTTATGCGGAACCGACCTACGAAACAGCTGATGGCATAACAAGAATGTCAAATGGAGCCGTGGCAAAACATGGTCGTGGACAGTTTGGAACAGAGATTGTAGAACACGGTGCGGGGCTAAGTTCCTATTGGACCGACGACAACAACATTCGTGGAATAGATACGGCCTCCGAGTATCTTTTCGGTCCTTCAGAAAGACTAAAAACAGTAACTGACGTAACTCTGGTGTCTAACGATCCAGTAGCTGTCTTTGAGCTATCAGATGTTTCGGTTGCAAAGGTTGGGGAGTATGTTGAAAAGTATTTTGAAGACGAAAGCGTTATTCCTTCAGAAAATGAAAACTATATTCAGCCAGACACCAGAATTGTTTCTATTGATACTGAAACACAAAGAATCACAGCGGATAAGCCAATTCTTTCTGCATCTGAGTCTAACCCAATAGATGCCATATTGCTGGTTACTCGGATACCAGAAGCCATTGTTGGTCCAGCAGGAGTTGCAAACGAAGAGGCAAGAGAAACCACAAGGTCTGGAGTTATTAAAAACTTTTTTGCTAATCCCTATGTTGAAGAAAGGGAGGGAGTTCCAGACTATCCAGCAACAATACAATCCTCCGCGTTAGTTATGAGTGGCGATGCTTCTCAAAATTCAACAGATCTTGTTTCATATGTTTATAAGCCTCTAGAAAATAAGTTTAGACATTTCGGAACAAGGGTTCGAATTGTTGGAAGGGTTGAGAATAGTGATGTAAGATCTCAGTTCCCAAACGGAGCAGCCACATACTTTACTACCACAAGCACAAGAACAGACCAAGAGGTCACCATAGCCGGAGGCTCCGGAGGACTTGGAATTCTATTAAATCCAGAAACAAACAATGGATATTATTTTGAAATAGCAGCACTAACGTCCTCTAACATATCTGATTATGGCGAAGACAACGTAAACAATGTTTTCTTTTATAAAATAAAAAGAAATAGTTCAGCAAACTCTAACTCAGAGAAAGCCCTCCCCATCAAGCTTTTTTCTGGAATTTCTAGCATCCTTGTAGACGACGGAAGCTTTGTTGGTCAGTCCAGGATGGTGAACGAAGAAAACACAACGGTATATGATCTTGCTGTAGAATATGAAGAAATTGGGGAAACGAAAAGATTTTATCTTTATATAAACAATGTTATTGTTGGAATTGTTGACGACACAGACCCACTGCCAACATACAACAATATGGCAATTTTTGTTCGTGGAGCAACGCAGTGCATGTTTGAAAACATATATGCATTAACAGAAAACTATAGCCAAAACACAAGCTTTGGCCTTGAAGCACCTGTAAGGGCTGCATTTGGAGACGAAGAACTCAGCGCGAACAAGGCTTTAAAAAAGTATGCTCTCAGCGGATTGATTCAGTCCACATATCTTTCGGGTATTGGGCCAAATGAGCCGCCAAAATATAATATATATTTTGAAGAGTTCGGAACAGTTATGAGAGAGGCTGCGTATTTTGATGTAAGGTATGACAAGGCCTATCCAGCACTCTCTGCAAAAATTTCTTCAACGTTTAATAGGATTAAAGGGTATACTGTTTCTGGATTTAGAGCCGGAGCTTATGGGGCAGAGTTTTTGATATTTAACAACACCGATACCGCCCTTTCTTTAGATTCGGCTAGTGGAAACTATCTTAGAATTCAGGGTGTTACATTTACACAACAGTCAGACAATGAGCTAAGCGTCGACGAGTACTTTGAAAAAGTCGGAAGCCTTTCAGATCCAGAAATTTCAGGAAGCTTTATTGTTAGGTCGCCAGAGGTTCTGAAAGAAAAATATCGAGACATCAGGTTGAGCAGATTGACGCAAGGCAGAAATGCATTCAGCATTGAGGCTAAATATATTCAAAGTCAGGACACGGCAGATAGCATGATGGAGTGGCTAACGGAAAAAATTATGAAACCTAGAAAGTCCGTAGGGCTTGAGCTGTTTGGATTGCCCATATTACAGCTAGGAGATATTGTTAAAATTGAATATCAAAACGAACAGGGTGTTCAAGAAATTTCTCCAGAAAACTCTAGGTTTGTTGTTTACTACATAGATTACAGCAGAAAAGAAGATGGTCCAACAATGAATGTTTATTTAAGTGAGGTTGTATAATGAACGACAACGTTAGCGCTACCCCAGACATTCCAGACATTCAAATAACTCAGGGGTCGTCTTCTAGATCTGCAGTAAGAGTAGCTACGCCAGACCTGATACTTTTTAACGAATCAGCAATACCCGTAGACGTTATGACAGACCTATTGTTTGAGGATATCGGGGGGCAAGAAATAATTTCTATTGCTCGTAATGACATAGTAAACGGACAAGAAGTTTCCTACAGCCTTGTTGGCAATCTTAACGGTTTAGAGCGTAGATACAACTCAAAAAATATTTTTAGCCTACCCGACACAATAGAAAAATATTTTAGCAACTTTTCTATAAGGTTTGATGTACACGTTCCAGAAGAGGGGACTGGTCCAGAAGGACAAAGGGTTTACATTGTACAGGAGTCTACTCCCACCTCCGTTAGAGGAGATCTAATTATCGATGTTGTAAATATGGAGACAAACGAAAGGGTAGACATCGAAGTTCTTAGAAGCGGCACCCCTCTGAGTGATACAATATATACGGAGGAATCTTGATTACTAATACCGGAAGAACAATTTTGGCCAAATATTTGATTGGTCAGGCACCAGCTTATGCCTCGCACATTGCGTTGGGAGTAGGGGCTACTCCTCTAGACAGTGCAGACCCATTTGGAGATTACTCTACAAAAAGAAACTTAGATTTCGAAGTTCTCAGAATACCCATTAGCTCTAGAGGATACGTCTATGACGAGGCTGGAGTTGCCAACATTGTTTTTGCCGGAGAGCTTCCAGGAGATCAGAGATACCTTTTTAGTGAAATCGGTATATTTTCTGCAAAGTCTAATCCTGCGGCAGGTGCGCAAGACAGCAAGATGCTTTATACATTTTCTGCTTCTGAGAACTGGGAGTACCACAACAGAGCCTCTGCCACAAGTATACCAACAGTGGTCGAACCACTGAATGGTGAGCTAGAGGGCAGCATTATTGAACCACTAGATGGTGACAGCCTGCCAATTCCAGTTTTTAGGACAAACTCTAACAATGTAATCTTTAATAGTGATCCAAGAATTAATAGGTATGAGCTTCCTAGATTTTTAGATAGAGCACTTCTTATTTCTGGAGACATGTCTTACATAGAAGAGTACGACGGAATTCTTTCTATCAAAGAGTCTACCCCCTCGGAATATTATGGTACACACCTGCACTTGACCGGTATTACCAACAACTTTAACCGCAACTCTTCTTCGGATCAACTGCGTCTAGCTTTTTCTGTTTTAGACAAGGATTCTTCTCAATCAGGAACAAGCGCCGGTAGGGTTGGTGGAGTTCGGATAATCCTAGAGTTTGCTTCTAGCGATGCCCAGACCCTCAAAACTTTGCAAGGCTTGAGGTTGACTTAGACCCATCCGATGTTGATTTTGTTACAAACCGATACATTGTTGTTACAAAAACCTTGGGGGAGCTTGTGAAGAGCAACACCTTTACTTGGAATACAATTAATGTTATTAAGATTTATGCAATGGTATATGATGCTACAGGCAGCGGGACACCCTCTGATGATTTTTATATTGCCCTAGACGGTCTTAGGTTGGAAAACGTTACCGAACAAAACCCGCTTTATGGAATGACGGGGTATACCGTAATTAAAACCGAAAATGGTCAAACAATTACAAAAGAAGCCAACACCTCAAATCTTGTAGAGTTTAGATATGGCTTGGATGTAGCATAATGCCAAGGGGACAGCAAAAGGTTAGGACACCCAGAACAGATCTTCCAGAGGTGTCCAAGCTTTCTGATGGAAGCTATGGATATATTGTTAGATATAGGATTATATCCGAAGACCAAAACCGATTTTCCCACTGGAGCCCAATTAGAGAATTGACAATGCCACCAGTAATACCGGTAGACGGTGATGTTGTTGTCAATGGAAGTATTGTTCAGGTGGTGTGGGGAGATGAGGAAGATCGTCCTAACTATGACGTTTTTGTAAAATTTGATGATGGAGAATATACATATCACGGAACCACCCCAACACACCAATATTCTCTGCTAGCACCGTATGATTCTCTGACGGTTAAGGTTGCTATACAGGTTTCTAGCACAGAAAAAGAGCGGGCAGAATTTTTAACAATATTTGAAAGTATAGAGACAGACCTGGTATAATTGGGTCTAGGAGAAAAATGTCAAAAATACCATTGCCAGAACGAGGCCAGCCTCTAGATCTTTCGTATATCTATCAGTTGGCTAATACGATTAATGAGTTAGCTACCCAGCTGTCTCCCACTACGGGAAGATATACTTCAATCGACACGGCTTCCGCTGGGAATCAAAGCGTAAGAACCTCCGACGCTAGAATTGTAGGCGGCTATGTTACCGTAACAAACAACTCAACCACCAGCCCAGACGGAGAGGGTAGTTTTAGTTATAACTTTAGTGACTTTAAGTATGCACCAGTCGTAACTGCAACACCACTACTTATCGACGAAAGCTCTACTGAGTCTGGAAAAGACATTTCTGTTGTTTTAACAAAAGTTTCAAACAACCGAGTAGAGGGTATTGTAAAATTTAACACTATCGGTGTGGCATCTGTTGGAATTAATCTTTTAATGGTCGGCATTCCTGTCTAGGAGAGAGATGGATCGAGAGGCGTATAACAGCGCTCCAGTTATTACTGGAAGTAAAAGGGTTTGGTTTTTAAATAATTGTCTTGTTAGAAAGTATCATTTTAACAAGTCCAATGGAATCATGTCTGTGTTTAACATAACCAATGATCAAATTGAAAGCTGCCTCATCTCTGATTTTAAAAGAAATAGAGAAAGAGCTTTTAGCGTTAAAGAGACAGCAGAGCTTGTTCACAGGCATCAAAAACACCTGTACAGGTTGATTCATCAAGGTCTAATTCCTCCCCCCGTTGGGGCTACCAAGGGCGGGGAGAGGGCCTGGAGAGTCAGGCCATACTATTCAGAAACAATGGTTAAGGAAATTCGTGATATCCTTGCTAAGCAGCATATGGGTAGACCAAGAAAAGACGGCTTGATCACCAATGATTCAACTCCTACCGTTCAGGAGTTGACAAGACGTATGGGGGATGGTATCCTGACTTATACGAGAACAGAAGACGGTAACTTTGTACCAATTTGGACAGAGTCTATTTAGAAGGG